CTTTCATGTAGTTTAGATCCAGTTTCGGATGTGAGATGTTCTAATTATTCACTTGTCTCATCAATGCCAAATGTCACATCAATAATATCTGAAACAGAAAAATATGAGGAATACAATATAGATCTTGATGTCACTCTCTCTAAATCAACTCTGTACAACAAACATAAGAAGAGGAGCGCCAGAAGTTTGGGACTTTCAAAGTTCCTATCAGAACTACCGGAATCATGTTTCCTGCCTGTCCTAAATGGAGTCAGATCACCCATAAGCTTCCTACTAGCAAATGATCAAAGAGAACAATCATCAGTAGATAGGAAGGAAAATGGATTGAGGTTTTCACAGGTGCAATGCCCTTTGGCATCAGAAGTTTTCAGAATTAGACCGGGGCCATACAAGACATGGTTGATCAACAATGTTGGAGAAAAAGACCATTATAGCAGAATGGACATAAATGCCATGAGAACTTCAGACAGTGTGAATTTAGAGAAATACTTAGATCCAATATCAGCTTCACATATAAGAGACATGTCAGTGAAGGGCAGGTTACAAACTTATCTAGAGAACGTTTATATAGATTCAATAGTACCATTAGCAAGAAGATTAGAAACCAGGAGACATAGTTGTAACTTTATGACACATGAAGGGAAAACTCATATGAAGAATGAATTCTTGAGCAAGATCTTGCCGAGAGTTCTTGGAGGAACAAGTGATATGCCACTGAGATTGTATGCAATGAATAAGATAATGGTACTGGGCAAGATTGACAAAGTGACATCAAAAAAACAAAAATTCAAACTTAGCAACATTCCAAATGATGACACAGAAGACATAGTTGATGCTATAATCAAATCCAACCTGATAGAGGGAGCAAAAGCGCAATATTACACAGAACGGGGCCCAGACAACATGTCAGCTGATCCAACAAACTACTTTATAAGATGTTTGAATACCAGAATTCTGAGATACAATCCATCATCATCACACACCTCTGACTTGTTTCATGATGACTCTAGACAATCATCATCAGTTGATATTACAAGCATCATAAGTTACATTAACAACAACTGGGCTCATCATGATCCTTCCGAGAGGAAATTGTTGATAATGAGTCTTTTGAATTTTCAATCCAAGACCAAGCATAAATTGGTTGTGAACATGGAGCTTTTATCAAAGTTGAAAAGGGAAGTTCAATACACAATAGCAGGAGGCCGACTTGATATCTACTATAGGCCAGAGCTCAACAGAGACGACAACGTGGAGTGGTCTGACTTGATAATTAGAAATGGGGACAAATACAAACACATTGTCTCAGTATTCGGAGATACTATGAGATCAGGAGATACCAAGAGCGATGAGTATGAATATCATACTGAAAGAACAGGTGTGGTGCGGATTGTGAACTCTAGGGGAATAACTTTTCTAAAATCCATAAATCCAGATGATAGAACAAAAGGTCCAATTCTACAACCCCTTTACAGTGGAGAGATTCTAGAGTCAAAATTTGTCACCTTGGAATGCAGTGACACAGAGGTACTCATATCAAATACAGACAAAATTAGATTGCAAGATATGAGTTCAGAGTACTCTACAAAAACAGAGTTTAGAATGATGAAACCTTACAATGATCAAATAGAGTCTGAGACTATCGAAAAATCAGAATATAAAGATGTCCTTTTGAAAGATGCATTTTTTGAGACTGTAGAAGGCATGACAGATCATGACATACCAGAAGAATTATTCAATGACATAGATGTGTTTGCTGATGAACTAAAAGAGCCAGGAAAAGATCCAGGAACTGAAGGTTCAGAATCTGAGGATGAATGGGCTGATCAATATGAAGAGCCAGATGAATATTTCCCAGACATGCATTCAATAACTAGCTCTTACACAAGTAACTCTGTTAAGAGAGTTTAC